AGCATATAGAAATCCAGATTTCCAACATGCAAAAGGTGAATATAAGGGTCTTAAAATATATGAAAAGCCTGATGTAGATCGTAAGTATGTCATGACAGTAGACGTATCCAGAGGCAGACACTTAGATTCCTCAGCGTTCGGTATATTTGACGTTACTGAGTATCCACATAAGATTGTTGCCACGTACAACAACGCAGATATAGCACCACTGATGTACTCTGCTATCTGCTACAACATGGCTAAGAAGTACAATGACGCTTATATCCTAGTAGAGATCAATGACATTGGTGGTCAAGTAGCAGAGGAAATTTACTATACTTACGAATATGGTGAGATGTTCTGGACTAAGACGGGTGATGTTCTGGGTAAGCAGGGTGCAGATGACTATCCTGGTATCAGAACCACTAAGAAGACTAAGAGAATTGGTTGCGCTAACCTTAAGGATATTATCGAGAAGAAGCAACTAATAGTAGATGATTGGCAAATGATTCAGGAGTTGGCAACTTTCGTGCAGAGTGACTCGGGTAACTGGGAGGCAGATGAGGGTTTCCGTGATGATTCTGTAGCAGTTCTTTGGTTATTTGCTTGGCTCGTAATGCAACCATGGTTTAGTGACCTAACTGATAAGGATATTAGGTCGAGAATGTACAGTGATAAGGTAAGGGAAATGGAAGATGAACTCATGCCACCTACCATCATAACTAGCCAGGACTGGATTAACGAAGAATCTCCTGAGTACTTAGGCCTTCGTGAACTGTTGTGAAACATAAATATATGATGAATTTAAGAATTATTCGATTAGAATGAGATATAACAAAGGAGAAGAACAATGGCACTTTTAAGTCCTGGTGTTGAGATTAAAGAAAAAGATTATAGCAATATAGTACCAACAGTTGCTAGTGGTATTGGAGGTGTCGTAGCTAATTTTGCTAAGGGACCCATCGAAAAGCCTATGATGATTTCGTCTGAGGCTGAGTTAGTCAAGGTATTTGGTACTCCAACTGAAGCGAACTATAATGAATGGTTTGCAGCAAACCAATTCCTGCTCTATACAAATAGATTATGGTGTGTTAGGGCAGCTCCAGCAGGAGTTCTAAACGCTACTTGTGGTGCTACAGGAGTGGCTGTTTTGAATGATGATGATTATGAAGACATGTCTAATGGTGACAGAACAACAGCAAAAGAATGGGTTGCTAAGGATCCTGGCCTATTTGGTAACAATATTGGTGTTATCATGGTAGATAACGCAACATGGGACGAATTTGGTACATGGTGTACAACCAACATTGCTCAGTTCCCTAATGGCATTTCTCTAAGAGATTATTTTAGAGATCAGCCAGCAACATCTGCACACATTGAGGCACGTCGTTTAACCACAGAAAACAAGAAGGATGAACTTCATATTATGGTTGTAGATGTTGATGGACACATTACTGGTACTAGATATGCAGTACTAGAAATGTGGGAGGGCCTTTCAAAAGCATCTGATGCCATGGATTACAGAGGCCAGTCATTGTACTATGCAAACGTTATTGCTAGAGAGTCACAATACATTCGTTGGTCAGCACACACTGCAGATGTTACTTCAGGTGCAGGAATTCTTCCTTTCGGTTCATTGACTGAAACAGTTGTCGAAGCAGGTGACGTGTTTGCTAGCATATCAGTAATTGCTGCTCCTAACTTCTCTTATGAAGTGTTAGCTGGAGGTGTTGCTGGCACAGCACCTACAGACGGAGATTACACCGACGCATATGACAAGTTAGCTAATACAGAGTTATATGACGTTAACCTTCTAATTACTGGTGCGTTATCTGCCGCGGTGTGTGCTCATGTTATAGAGAATGTAGCGTATAAGAGGAAAGATGCAGTTGCTTTCCTTTCACCACATAATTCTGGGGCTCCATACAGAGATTCAGACGCAGATCCACTAGGTTCAATTTCTACGTATAAGCAAACTACAGTTAACGTAGCAGAAACATATTCCTCATACGGGTTCATGGATACAGGATTCAAGTACATTTACGATAAGTTTAACAGTAAGTATCGTTGGGTTCCGCTGAATGGTGATATGGCAGGTCTATGTGCGCAGACAGATTCCATTGCGGACCCATGGTGGTCTCCTGGTGGTTTCAATCGTGGGGGTGTTCGTAACGTCATTAAGCTGGCTTATAACCCAGATAATGCAGAAAGAGATGTTCTATATCCTAAGGGAGTGAACCCAGTTGTTGCTTTCCCTGGGCAAGGTGTTGTGTTGTTTGGTGATCGAACAATGACATTGAAACCAAGTGCATTTGATCGAATCAACGTTCGTAGATTGTTTAATGTACTGGAAAAAGCAATTGCAATAGCTGCTAAGTATCAATTGTTTGAGTTTAATGATTCTTACACCAGAGCACAGTTTAAGAACATGGTTGAACCCTACCTAAGAAATATCCAGGGAAGAAGAGGTATTTACGATTTCTTCGTACAGTGTGATGAGAGTAATAACACCGGAGAAGTAATAGATCGTAATGAATTTGTTGCTAGTATCTACATCAAACCAAGTCGATCGATCAACTTCATAACACTTAACTTTATCGCAACTAGAACAGATGTTTCGTTTAGTCAAGTGATTGGTGCTTAATGTCATACGTAATATACCAAATAACCAATTTACTTAACGGTAAAATCTACGTTGGGGTTCATAGAGTGGCCGACACCAACGTAGATGATGGTTATATGGGATCTTCTAAGTATCTTAAGAATGCTATAAAGAAGTATGGGGTGGGCAATTTTAAGAAGGACATTCTCCACACATTCGATTCTGAAGAATTGGCATACGCAAAAGAAGCAGAATTAGTTACGGAAGATTTCATTCAACGGAAAGATACGTATAACGTAAAACCTGGTGGATATGGTAACAGTCATTACGGTAGAACAGTAGTTGAAAGAGGTATTGGTATTCATGCTTGGACATTTGAACAACGATCTGCCTATCAGAAGGAACGAGTAGCTAACACTGATCCAGCAAAACTCAAAGAGATTGCATCACTGGGTGGTAAACGTGGAGGTGCTAAGAATAGAGAAATGGGACTTGGTTTTTGCGGGGCATCCAAAGAGCAACAAATTGAATACGCTAAGATAGGGTTGGCAGCCGCTAGAAAAATGGGTGTTGGATTCTTCAATTCAAACACCCAATCTGAGCTAGGTAAGCGTGGTGGTCCTAAGAATAAAGGGTTTCGTTGGTATAATGATGGTGAAAAATCATATAAATATACTAAAAGAAATCAAGATATTATATCATTTGAAAAATTTATTTCAGCAAACCCAATATTTTCTAAAGGTAGAGTACCGGGTTCTGTAAAAGGTGGGCGACCTCTGGGTAGCAAGAATAAGTCGGTTTAATATAGGAGAATAAAATGTCGATTTTGGAATTTAAGAGTAATTTTCTTGGTGGTGGTGCCCGTGCCAACCAATTTAAAGTTGAGTTGACCTTCCCAGGATTTGTATCTGGTGGAACAGATGCTGGACGAAAGGCTCAGTTTTTATGTCATGGAGCATCTTTGCCTGGATCACATCTTGGTATTGCACCAGTAATGTATCGTGGTCGTGAAGTTAAACTACCAGGGGAACGAACATTTACTAATTGGCAGATCAGTGTTCTTAATGATACAGATTTTGGTATCCGTAATGCATTTGAGTCTTGGTCAAATACTATAAACAACGTTAAAAATAATACCGGTATCACCAACCCAATGGCAGTTACCACAAATATGTCAGTGCATCAGTTGGATAGAAACGGTGTTATTTTGAAGTCATACACGATAGCTGATTGCTGGCCTGTTAGTGTGGGTGATATAAACCTTCAATTCTCTGAGAATGATCGAATTGAGGAATTTACGGTTGAGATTGCATATTCCTTCTGGGAGACCACAAATGCTCCTACTGGTATTTCAGCCTCGGTTGGTATAAATACCCCGATTGGCGGAATTGGAGTATCGATCTAATAGAACTGTAAAGGATTATTATGGCGTTGTTTGATGAAACTGGGTTGAATTTATTCGGTTTAACGATTAAGAAAAAAGAGAAACCAGGCGAAGATAATTCTGCTTCTTTTGCTTTACCTGTAGATGATGAAGGTGCATCAATTGTTGCATCTGCTACCAATGCAGCATATTACGGTGTCTATTTTGATACCAATGCACTGGTAAAAGACGAAACACAGGCAATACAAAAGTGTCGTGAGATTTCACTATATCCAGAGGTTGATATTGCTATACAGGATATTGTTAATGAGGCAATACCTCACGAAGATGACAGTCCTATTGCAGAAATTATATTAGATGAACTGGAGTTCTCTGATTCGTTGAAGGAACAGATTCAAGATGAATTTCAGAAGTGCCAAGCTCTTTTAAAATTTGAGAGGTTAGCATCAGATATATTCCGTCGCTGGTATGTTGATGGTAGACTGTACTATCACGTAGTAGTAGATAAGAATAACACTAAGCGTGGTATCTCTGAGTTGCGTCTTATTGATGCAACCAAGATGCGAAAGGTTAAGGAGATTAAAAAGACAAAATCTCCTTCTGGTGTTGAAGTAATTGAAAGTATCAATGAGTATTTCATTTATAGTGATGCTGGATTTGGTACTAATGCTCAGAATCAGCAGGGAAATCCTGGTACAGCATCGGTACAAGGTGTTAAGTTGAGTCCAGATTCAGTAATTTATTGCCCGTCTGGGTACTTAGATGGGAACACAAACACAGTTCTTAGTTACGTGCAAAAGGCCATAAGACCTGCAAGTCAATTAAGAATGCTTGAGGATGCTACAGTAGTATATTTCATCGCTAGAGCACCTGAACGAAGAATATTTTATGTGGATGTGGGTAACCTTCCAAAGATGAAGGCAGAGCAGTACATGAAAGAGCTCATGAACAGGTATCGTAATAAGATGGTCTATGATGCTCGTACTGGTGAGATTCGTGATGATAAGAAGTATATGTCGATGCTTGAGGATTTTTGGATGCCTCGTAGAGACAATAGTAAGGGAACAGAAATTACTACTCTACCAGGTGCAACAAACATATCTGGCCAATTGGAGGCGGTTGAATACTTTCAGAAGAAGTTATATCAATCATTGAACATTCCTGTTTCTAGACTTCAACCAGATACTGGATTCAGTTTAGGACGTAGTACCGAAGTTTCAAGAGATGAAGTTAAGTTTCAGAAGTTTATTGACAAACTGCGCCGAAGATTTTCTGTATTGTTAATGGATGTTTTGAAGACACAACTGATATTAACAGGTGTATGCAACAATTTAGAATGGGATGAAATATTATCTAATAAGATAAAGTTTAGGTTCCAAAGAGATAATTTCTTTGATGAACTAAAAGAACAAGAGATGTTTACTTCTAGAATGGCACTTCTACCGCAGGTTGATCCTTATCTAGGTAAGTTTTTCAGTAAGAAGTGGGTTCAAAAGACTCTGTTAAGATTAACAGACGAAGATATTGATAAGATGGATGAGGAGATTGAGGAAGAGAAGGATGATCCTACTGCTCAACCAACAATGCAAGGAATGCCAATGGATGGTATGATGCCACCGGGTGGTGATGGTATGGAAGGTGGCGGATATCCGTTCCAGGATCCAAATGCGCCGCCACAGGATGAAGAAGAACAGCAAGATCAAGAACAACAAGGAGTACAAAAATGAGTAGAGATATTGAAGACATGCTAAACAATATTGCTGATGGCAATTTAGACTCTGCTGAACAGAGTTTTAACGCTGCTATTTCAGATAAGATTGCTTCGGCATTGGAAAACATGCGAGTTTCAGTTGCCTCTCAGTTAGTAGGAACAAATACAGAGATGCAGCTTTAAACCACACAAATAAGATGGATAGTGATGCTATGTTCAAGTACGGGAAACGATCAAATGGTATTGCTACAGCAGTGAAAAAGTTGACTAAGGAATAAAGATGAAACTAACACAAATAAAAAGAAAAGTTGCTATCAGTTCAACAAGTTGGGCTACAGATACTTGGACAATAAATTTTGGTGCAGCACATTATCTTCTTGCTGCAGACACCTTTAAATTTGTTGATCCTGTTACCACACAAGAAGTGACATTAACTGTTGCTGGAGTTACAGACGCTGATACTGTGACAGTTTCAAGTACAAACTCACTATTGAAGTTTCCATCATTTGTGTTCTTAGAAAATTATGGAACAGGTGCTACAGGTGCGCAGGATACATTCACACTATCATTCAATGATACTGTAAGTGGATTGGTCCATGTAGTATCTAATGGAACTGCAACAGTGACAGCAAAAGCACAGGGATCGTTGGATCAGACACATTGGGTAGATCATGGTACAGCAACTGCGGTGACAGCAGGTTCTCAGTTAGAGATCCCAGTTACTAAACCATATCCATACATGAGACTGAACTTTACTGTTGCTGTAGGTTCTGCAGGTGGTGGAGCAAACACAATTAAAGCATATAGGGCAGGATGTTAAGATGAAACTAATATCAGAATTAACAGAGTCAGTTGAGTACCTAGTCGAGTCATCTAATGGTAAGAAATCTTACTATATAGAAGGTGTTTTCATGCAGGCAGATACACCGAATAGAAATGGACGTATCTATCCTAGGGGTATCATGGAAAATGCTCTAGGAAAGTATCAATCGGATTATATTTCAAATAAGAGATCTATGGGTGAACTGGGTCACCCACAAGGGCCACAGATCAATCTAGATCGTGTGTCACACGTTATTGAAAATCTCTCATTTAAGAGTAACACTGATGTAGTTGGTAGAGCTAAGATTTTAGATACCCCGATGGGTAAGATTGCTCAGAATCTAATCGACGAGGGTATCAAGCTTGGTGTTTCATCTCGTGGTCTGGGGTCACTTAAACAATTGAATAATGGTGTTAAAGAGGTTCAGGAGGATTTTTTCCTTAGTACGGTGGATATAGTTGCAGACCCTTCAGGTCCGGGCTGTTATGTATCTGGATTGAATGAGGGTGCTGAGTGGATAATGAATGACAGAGGTGAATTTATACAACTAATGGTTGATAAATCAAAGAAAAGAATAAATGAAGAGGTATTTTTAAGAGAGTTTTCAAAGATTTTTAGTAAAATGAGATGAACAAATATTACGTTTATTTTTTAATAAATCCAATAAATAATACCCCATTTTATGTAGGAAAGGGGTCTGGTAGACGAGCAGAATCCCATTTGAGACATAGTTCAAATTGGAGGAATAATTATGCGTTAGATGTTTTAGAAATGTTCAACACCGAACCAAAGATAGTAAAGATATTTTGTAAATCTGAAAGGGAAGCTTTAGAGTTAGAAGAGAAATGTATTCTATTATTTGGAAGAAAAGATATAGATCCAATATCGAAGGATCACTATTTTGGAAATCCTGTATTAAATAACTTTGCCTCAAATTCATTACCACTTTTAGATAAAGAAAAGAAGATAATTGCAAAATTACATAAATTGTATAACAGTTCAGGATACACTAATAAGAAAAGGTCTATAAGAACGCATACGCCTAAAATAACAGTTAAAAAATTTACAGTTAAGTATTCATATGATGAAATTTTTAGATTATACATTACTGAAAAGAAAAGTATCCAAAAAATATGCAAAGAGCTTCATGCAGGAGTTGAGTTAGTATCAAATCATATTAGGTATTTTGGGTTCCATAAACCAGCTGGTTATAATTGGTCTGATCTAAGTAAGCGAAAATATAGACCATTATCTAAGAAGTAATTAAAAAGAACATATTGATTGGATTCGTGAAATTTGTATTTTGATAAATATTTGTATTCAAGGAGATATAAACAATGCCAACATTAGAAGATAAAATCAAGGCTATTTTGGAAGGTCACAAGAAGGAAGAAAGTGTTTCCGAAGAAGAGCTAAACGAATCCATTGAAGATTTAGAAGAGAAAGAAGTCATCAAGACTAAAAGTGGTACAACTATTACTGATGACGATGATTCTGATTCTTCTTCCGATGATGATTCTGACAACAAGTCTGATGATTCTAACGAAGGTGGTAGTGATGATAATGAAGAAGATGATGGCGAAACTGATGTTTCTAAGGAAAATAAGGTCAAAGTCAATGAAGGTTCAGATCCGTTCGGCAAACTGACAAATACCGATGGTTCTGAGACTGGTTCTTCTAAGACAGCTAAGATTAAGGCTGGTCTGGGTCGTAAGGATGGTGAGAAGGGTTCCTTAAAAATGTCAGCATCTGCAGATAAGCAAGATGACAATGGTGACAATGCTAGGATCAAAGCAGGCGCAGGTAAGAAAGATTCTGGGGGTAAGTTATCCGACGGAAAAACTTCAGTTGAAGGTGATAATGAGGCCAACAAGAAAAACAATGTTGATAAGAACCCAGTCGGTGTTAAAGAGCACATCGATGCAATCATGAATGGTGAGGAACTTTCAGAAGAATTCCGAACCAAAGTAGAAACAATTTTCGAAGCTGCGGTTGAACAGGCCGCAGAGCAAAGAATCAATGAACTCAAAGAGCAATTCGATGAAGAGCTTACTGAGGCAGTTGAAGAAGTAAAAGCAGAGCTAGTCGAACAGGTTGATGGATTCCTCAACGTTATAGTTGAGCAGTGGGTTGAAGACAACGCTGTTGCTTTAGAAAGTGCTATGAAGGTAGAAGTTGTGAATAGCTTTATTGATGGACTGAAAGATCTCTTCAAAGAGCATTATTTTGATATTCCAGAGGATAAACTTGATATTGTTGAAGATCAAGCTTCTCAAATCGAAGAAATGACTAAGCAACTGGAGGATTTGGTTGCAGTTAATGAGGAAATCCAAGATCAATTGAACAATACTAAGAAGAAGTCAATTGTTGAACAAGTTGGGTCTGATTTAACTAAGGTCGAGCAAGAGAAGTTTGCTGAATTGACAGAGAAGGTCGGGTTTGATTCTGAGGAAGATTTTACTGATAAGGTGAGAACCATCAAGGAAAATTACTTTCCAAAGGCAAAAGGCGGGAATACAATCCCAGGTAGTGATGAACCAACAAAGCCAGTTGAACAAATCAACAGCTATGTTGAAGCAATCGCTAAGAATTTAAAGTTTTAATCGTTTCGACTAGAAAGGAAATAAAATGGCAAAAATGTTAAGTAAAGAGCAACTATTGGAGAAGTGGTCTCCAGTTCTAGATCATCCAGATCTAGCTAAGATTGAAAACCCATATCGTAAGGCTGTTACTGCAGTTCTTCTTGAGAACCAAGAGAGAGCAGTTGCAGAAGAGCGTCAGGTGTTGAATGAGGCAATTCCTTCATCTGCAACAGGTAACGTTCAGAACTATGACCCAGTACTTATCGGTCTAGTTCGTCGTGCAATGCCTCAGTTGATTGCATATGATATCTGCGGTGTGCAGCCAATGACAATGCCTACAGGTCTTGTTTTTGCATTGACCTCACGTTACACCAATGCAGCAGGCGCAGAAGCCCTATTCAATGAAGCTGATGCGAACTTCTCTGCAACACGTACTGCAGCAGCTGGTACAAACCCAGTTGGTGGTACAGATGGTCTTGGTCCATGGGATGGTACACCAGGCTTCACAGGTGCTGCTGGTTCTGATGGTGCTCGTCCATTGACAGGTGTTGACGGTACAGATCCTCAAAACTGGGGTGCAACTGATGGTCTAACCATGAATACCATGAGCTTCAAAATCGAGAAGCACACTGCAACTGCTAAGAGCCGTGCTCTAAAGGCTGAGTACACAATCGAATTGCAACAAGACCTTAAGGCAGTTCATGGTCTTGACGCAGAAGGTGAACTAAGCAATATTCTTTCTAATGAAATTATTGCAGAAATCAACCGTGAGATTGTTCGTACAATGTACAAGATCGCTAAGACTGGTTCTCAGGGCACAACTACAGCAGGTACTTACGACCTAGACGTTGATTCAAATGGTCGTTGGTCTGTTGAGCGTTTCAAGGGTATGCTTTTCCAAGTTGAAAAAGAAGCAAACAGAATTGCTCAGACAACTCGTAGAGGTCGTGGTAATTTCATCCTATGTTCTGCAGACGTTGCATCAGCTCTAGCAATGGCAGGTAAGTTGGATTATGCTCCAGCATTGAGTACCAACCTAAACGTAGATGAAGCATCAACAACCTTCGCCGGTGTTCTAAATGGCAAGTATAAGGTTTATGTTGATCCTTATATGGCAAACGGTGCAGCAGATCAGTTCATGATGGTTGGTTACCGTGGTACCAGCCCATTTGATGCAGGCTTGTTCTATTGCCCATATGTTCCATTGCAGCTAATGAGAGCAGTTGATCCTGCTACATTCCAACCAAAGATTGGCTTCAAGACTCGTTATGCAGTCATTAGCCATCCATTGAGTGGTGATGCAGCAACACTAGCAGCACAATCAAACTACTACTTCAGATTGTCAAGAGTTCAAAACTTGTCATAAGATGTAAATTTGATCTAATAATAAAATCATTGTAGTGTATATTAATGGGGCTGAAAGGCCCCATTATTTTTTGCTTTTAGCATTCATAAATACATGATATGGATAGAATAAACACATGAAATTAAGTCTGCAAGTGGAACTCTACCTAAAGATAGATGGGAAAGGAAGGTATATAAATGAAAACAGTTTTGGTGACTTTGGTTATTTTTCTAACTGGGTGTGCTTCATTAGCATTTGACCCTGTTGAATATGATAGGTTTGTTACTATTGCAACTACAGCAGAGTTAGGTAAATCGGTTTGTTCTACACCATTGAATGTCCCGCAGATCACTAATCATCTAGCTGTTCTGGCTAAATTAGCAGTCAACAATGCTAAATATCGAAACAAAAAAGCTGAAGAAAAGATGGCAACTGAAATATTTGATATGGCGATAGAACTCCAGTCTAAGTATGGGAAAAATGAAAATTTTGCATTTGTGGCATCTAAAGTATATTGTGAGACTAAAATGACTAATATATCAGACGCCGCTGTTATTGCTGCTAAAGCAACTGGGGGTAAGAAATGACCTATAATATTAACCTAGACGATTTATTGAATAATCCTGTTAAAGAGATTAAGGACGAAGCACTCAAGGCAAAGGATTTGAAATTAAAACTTGATTCTGGATTAATTTCTGAATCTGAGTATAACGAGTTGGTTAATGATATGGCCAGGATAGAACGTGTCTCTAATGCAGCAAATGATCTAAAAACCATGATGCAGATAGAAGAAGCATTCAAGTTGATTCTAAGATTTCTAATCAATAGGTGATTATATGGTAGGCACTGTAACAATGCCAGACGGTAGTTCACTAAATTATGACGGAATAGCGTCAATTAATTTTAGGCTTTCTTTCATGAAACTACCCTTTACTGAAATGTTCATTCAAGAATTTACATTTCCTGGAATATCCTTAAGTGTAGTTGAGCAACCATCTACCTATGTAGCTTTTGGTCATCCTGGAGAAAAAATAGCATATGAACCACTAGTTTGTACATTTCTTGTAGATAAGAATCTTAAGAACTATAAAGAAATAACAGAATGGATGAAGAGAATCACTACAATGAGCGGTAGAGAACAAGAAGATGAATATGAAAATCCTGTTTTATCTATGGGTTCATCAACTTCTGCTAGATTTTATAATGCATTTCCTACATCTATATCAGGTCTTCAATTTCGATCTAATGAACAAGATATGATATATCTAACTAGTAATATCACATTTAAGTACGATTATTACGAATTTATTTAAATTTGGTTTTATATTACATACCGAAGCAGCAACAAGCACATACTGACATGCGATTTATTTATTGTCAAATCGACAACTATTTCTAAAGTAGTTAGTTGGAATTTGAGATATAAATCAATATGTTATATTATGAATTTCTGTGATCTAAGATAAGGCAATTTATGGCAAAATTAGAAGATATACTTAATGAATGGAAGATTGATTCAAAAATTGCGATGAATACACTTGAGAATGACCTTTTCAATACTCCAAATATTCATGCAAAGTATCTAGAATATTATGTTCAGTTTAAGGGTAAGCTTTCTGACGCTGAGAGAAAATACAATACTATGCAATGGATCAAGAGGAAGTATTTTCGAGGTGAGTGTGAGGAACATGAACTACAACAATATGGATGGTCGCAATGGCAGGGTATAAAACCCACATATCAGGAGTTGAATTTCTTGCTTGAATCCGATCGAGATATGAATGATCTTAAAATTAAGGTTGATTACTATAAAACTGCAGTTTCTTCACTTGAGTATATAATGAAGAGTATTGGTAGTCGTGACTACTCAATGAAGACAATCGTTGATTATCAAAAGTATTTAGGTGGTAACTGATGCCAGAAGTCATCAGGATAAAACTTAAGAATTACGTTTTTCTGCAAATTGATTGTGATCTAGGAATCAAGTATGAAATAAAGGATCACTTCACGTTTGATGTCCCGGGAGCTAGATTCATGCCTAAATTTAGAGCCAAGATTTGGGATGGGAAAATATCACTTTTTGATGCTAGTAATTCAACACTTTATGCTGGTGTTTATCCTGAGTTAGTTGAGTTTGCGAAAGCCGCCGGGTATAATATAGAGTTGGTTGAGTCACCTGAATATGGGTTTCCTGGAGAAAAGACCAATATCCTCCCTGAGGATTTTGTTGAATATTGCAAGTCAATAGAAGTTCAATCTAACAATGATGACTTAAAAATTAGGTCATATCAATATGAGGCTGCGTATAGAGCTATACGAGATACTCGGCACGTAATTTTGTCCCCAACAGGTAGTGGAAAGTCATTGGTAATCTACCTTATCACTAGATACCTATTAGATTCTATAGATGCAAGAACACTTATTGTGGTTCCAACAACCGCCCTCGTTAATCAGATGACAACTGATTTTATTGATTATAGTACCAAAAATAAATTTGATGTTGATGGTAATGTCCATCAAATAATGGGTGGGTATGAAAAGAATACAAAGAAGAAGATCGTAATTAGTACCTGGCAGAGTTTGATGCGTTTACCTAGAGAGTGGTTCAACTTTGATTGTGTTATAATAGATGAGTGTCAATCTGCTAAGTCTGTAGAATTGCAGAAGTTGTTGGAAAAATGTGCAGATACCAAATATCGTTTTGGTACATCTGGCTCATTAGACAAGTCAACAACCCATAAGATGATGATTAAGGGGGCAATTGGTCCTATTATAAAGGTTGCCTCAACCAAACAACTGATAGAGAAAAAACAATTATCACCGGTTGATATTAAGTGTATTGTATTGAATCATCCAGTTGAAGCTAAGACTCTTCTAAGGAAGAATAAGGAATATGATGTTGAATTGGATTATTTGGTTTCGTGTGAAAAGAGGAATAAGTTTATAGTCAATTTAGCTCTCTCGTTGGATGGTAATACTCTGGTAATGTATAGATTGGTTGAGAAACACGGTGATGTATTGAATAGGTTGTTTTTAGATAAAGTGGGGGATAGAAAATATTTTTATGTTCATGGTAAAACTCAGGTTGACGATCGAGAAGAAGTTAGATCAATCATGGAACAGAGTAATAATGCCATAACTCTTGCGTCATATGGTGTGTTTGGTGCAGGTACCAACATAAAAAGAATACACAATATAATCTTTGCATCACCTAGT